ACAAAAATCTACGCCGCCAGAGCCAACTATGTATCCAGGAACAATTGGCGGAACAATTGAAACTGCAGTGCGTGACGGTGACTCTGTTGCAGATGCATCTAACCTTTCAAACATAGACGTACCCCGTGACCCAGACGCAATCGGTGAGAACGAAGGCGGCGAACCTGGTAAGCGTACTTTAACAGACGTAGGTAATGGTCGTCGTTTAGTTGACTCCTTTGGCGCAGCAGTGCGATATACTCCAGGTCTTGGTTGGTTTCACTGGGACGGCACTTACTGGAAGCCTGACGTTGAAAATCTTGAAATGCGTGAGCTTGCAAAGAAACTTGCGCCAATAATTGCTTCTGAGGTAGTTCATTACGAAGACACAGAAAAACAATCTGAAGTTATTCGTTGGGCTCAACAAGCAAAAGCAAATGCTAGACTTGCCGGTGCGATTGAATCTGCAACATCCGATCCACGCGTTCTTGTTGGCGTGGAAAACTGGGACAGTGATGAGCACCTTCTTGGTGTTGCTAACGGAGTTATAGATCTTCGCACCGGCGAGCTACTTAAAGGACGGCCAGATCTTTACATTACTCGTCGTGCACCAGTAGCTTACACTCAAGGAATGCGCAACGTGCGCTGGGAACAATTTATTGACTTTGCAACTGGTGGTGACAAAGAACTACAGGACTGGCTGCAACGTGCTGCAGGATACTCGCTAACCGGTCTACGAACTCATGACGTGATGTTCTTAGTTTATGGTCCTCCTGGATCTGGTAAGAACACAATGGTTGAAGCTTTAGTTAAGTGCATGGGAACGCAACAATACGCGTGGCCGCTTGACTCTTCCATTCTTGCTCAAGGCGACGGACAATCGCACGGATCAGATCTTTATCACTGGGCTGAGTTACGCGGACGCCGTATGGTTTGGGTTGACGAGTTGCCAGACGGCGAACGTATGAAAGAAAATTCTGTAAAGAAACTAACTGGTTCATCTGAAATTTCTGCTCGTTCACCAGGTGAAAAACCTTTTACATTCCAATCACGTGCTAAGCTTTGGGTTACTACAAATCATAGACCAATCATTAGTGATGATGCAATGTGGCGTCGCATTAGACCAATTCCACTTAATAAGGTTCCTGAAAATCCAGACCCAGATCTAAAGGCTTACATATTTGATGCTGAAGGTGCACTACCTGCTGTTCTGTCATGGGCAGTCGAGGGTGCAATCAAACTTCTTGGCTCAAGCGCAAGAGATAATCTTGGCTGGTGCAGTGCAGTATCAGAAGCAGCAGACATGTATCGTAAGAACGAAGATCGCATTGGTATCTTCTTAAACGAAGAAACAAAAGAATCGGAAGGCGCACGCTTACCAGTTAAGGCTCTATACGCAGTTTATCGCATATGGAGTGAAGAACGTGGTGAGCGCCCGATGACGCAGATTGCGTTTCAGCGTAAGATTAGCGACCGCGGATATGAAGTAGCTGGCTTAGGTTCTCGTGCAGAGATCGTAGGACGTTTACTTTTACCACGTGCTGTACCAACCGGTGAAGTTGACTGGGATACAGCGACTAGGTTTGCTAGATAGGAGAAAGAAAGCATGTCAGACTCAAACACCTGGGAACTACCTTGGTCAATGATGGGTCAAGTTCGACTCGAAATCGAGTCAGAACTGCGTAATCAAATATCAAGAGATATTGAGAAGTATGCTGATATGTGCAATGAACGTGGGCTATCTACCTACTTTACTAATGGACTACACGTTGCCGCTAGTATTGCAGTAAATGGTCTGCCAAAACCAGAAGGACAGATGGAGGAAATGTTGTAATGAGTGAAGACGTATCTGAGAGTGCAGAAGTAATTGACGCCGAAGTAGTAGAAGGCGTAGAAGTACCTCGTAATGAGGAAGTTGTTGAGTCGGTAGAACATGGAATGAAGAAAATGTATCTAAGTGGACCAATGACTGGAATTGAAAAGTATAACCATGATCTATTCCATAGAGTAGCTCACGAGTTTAGAAGTGTTGGTTTCATGGTGTGTTCACCTGGTGAATTTTTTGATGGCGACAGAACAAAAGAACGTAAGGAATATATGCGTGAGTCTGTAAAGTATCTACTTGAGGCTGACACTATAGTTCTTCTGCCAGGTTGGGAGAAAAGCAAGGGCGCTCGCTTAGAGGCTGCAATAGCAACTGAGCTAGAACTTAGTATCATGGAATACGTCGAACGCGATGAAGTAGAAAATGGTGACGCAGTAGACCCTACTAGATACCAAGACGGAACTCCTGTAGGATCGCTTACCTCAACAGAGCGGGAAAGATACCCTGCTACATTTACCCCTCTTACACCTGAGGAAGCAGGGGAGCCGGAAGGCGATTACGGAACTTTTACTAAAAATTAAAAGAAACACCCAGGTTGAGTACTTTAAGTACTACAGATTGTAGTATAGTACAAACACGGATTAAGTATGTCCTTGGGGAGAGAGGCGTACATCCTGGAGGGCCTGAGAAATCAGGCCCTTCTTCCTTTTAAGAAGTTAAGAGTTTTACGAATAGTTGACCCATGCCATTGCCCGCCTAAAGCAGTCGGGATTTCTTGAGCATTAAGTTGACGAGCTATTTCATGATATGAAACTCCAGAATCACGCAGTTCTGTGATGATCTTAAGCGCTTCATCAGATACTTTACTCTTTGGTCCTAAGTCAACTCCCCAATTCTTCCCAGTGTCACGCCGATATTTATGAACTGATTTTTGTCGCTCTGAGATAATAGATCTTTCCATCTCTGCGAGAGCTGACATGATGGTCACAACAAACCGACCTTGGTAAGATGATGTATCCAAGTTTAGATCAAGCAAGACAAGACGCCAGCCTTTGGTGTTGGCTCGGTCAATGATTGTAAGAAAGTCCTTAGTTGAACGAGCTAGTCTGTCCACCCGCGTGACAAACAGCGCTGCAGCCTCGCCGCTGTCCAATCTATCAAGCGAACTACGTAGGGCAGGACGACCTTTGATTGACTTGCCAGAACGACCTTCTTCCCTAACAAGTTCCATGTCGGTAAACCCTGCAACCGTTGCTGCAGCCCGCAGTTCCTTCTCCTGGATCTCTAAAGAGATGCCATCATTGACCTGCATCTGCGTAGAAACGCGTGCGTAAAGTAGTGCTAGTCCTGCTGTCATAAATTCCTCACATTCCGCAAATTCCTTATGAATGTACAATCTTTTACCCGTAAAACCGATGTACACCCTTAAGTTGAAAGATGTATGATTATAGCAGGGTTTTCACCGCGTGAGTGGCTAGAAACTCGCAATACAACAAAATAAAAGTGGATACAATAGTCTTGGCCAGATATGTCATTTAGTAGAAAAGACCCTACATGAGACTAAAAGATAGAACACTAAATCTCACCTGTAAGCAGGGGTCTACCTTCAACCGCACCCTGGTCTACAAGATCAACAAAAACATCGTAGTCCTAACAGGATATGACGCAAGAATGCAGGTGCGTGAAAGTCACTCTTCACCCAACACAATCGCAAGCTTAACTGTTGGAAATGGCATCACAATCACGGGATCTACTGGAACAATATCCATTACCCTCACCGCAGGTCAGACGACCACTCTCATACCAGGAACATACGTATACGACGTAGAGATTCAATCTCCAAATGGAGAAGTTATTAGACTATTGGAAGGTAAGTTTATTGTCTCTCCAGAGGTCACTAGATGACATGTGGATGCACCTCTGTATGTGACCATGGCAACGCAGTAGTAGAGGTTTATGAAACGCCCGTAACCCTTGAGGTTCACGAGGACATAATTGAGATTGAAGTCCATGAGGACGTCTATGAAATTGACGTTGGCGTCATGGGCCCGCAAGGAGCTGTTGGACCTACAGGTGCGACAGGACCTGCAAGCACAGTCACCGGCCCTACAGGACCTACCGGTGCGACTGGACCTGCTTCAACTATTACTGGCCCGACTGGTGCAACAGGAGATGTTGGACCTACTGGTGCTACTGGACCCACTGGTGCAACAGGACCGCAAGGACTTGTTGGTGTAACTGGACCCACTGGTGCGACGGGACCAATTGGATCTACTGGAAACATTGGACCAACTGGACCA